TTGTCGAAGGGCGAAACAACGCTCATCAAGACAATGCAGGCAGCAACGGAAAAAGAACTGGAAGATTTCAAGGCAAAGTATAAAGAAGCACTTTATACTGGTGACGCCGACAAAATTGCATCCGCGCAGGAAAATTTCAGCCGTGCTATCATGCGCGCAGAACGCGCCAAGTCAATTCGGCAAGAAACACCTGTAGAACAACAGGCGGAACCACAACCAGTTGACAAGCGCGCAGAAAAGTGGAAGAATGACAATAAATGGTTTGGCCAGGAAGGTCAGCCTGGCGTAGATGATGAAATGACGCATTTTGCGATGGGCGTACACAAGAAGTTGGTGCGCGAACGTGGCCAAATGTATGCAGCAACAGATGAGTATTACGAGCGTATAGACGCTCGCATGCGGGAAAAATTCCCGGAGTATTTTGGCCAACAGGGCGAACACAAACGCTCTGCTACAGTTGTAACACCGACATCCAGGTCGGTTCCTTCCAAAAAAATCCGTATTACCGCATCGGAAGCCAACATGGCGAAACGATTGGGTGTACCATTGGAAGAGTACGCAAAAAATGTGGCAAAACTAAGGGAACAAGGAAAACTATGAACCGCGAACCAAGAGAAACACGAGAATCCGAGCAGCGCCCACGGCAGTGGAAGCCGCCGTCAGCATTGCCCGATCCCAACCCGCGTCCAGGGTGGAAGCATCGGTATGTACGCACATCGACGCTGGGCAAGGAAGATACAAAGAATGTATCAACGCGCTATCAGGACGGGTTTGAACCCTGCAAATGGGAGGACTACCCGGAGATTGAAAAGACGTTGTTCAGCAATCAAAAGAAAACCGGCAACATTGAAGTTGGTGGTTTGATTTTGTGCCGTGCGCCTGTCGAGATGGTAGACCAGCGCAATGCGCACTATCAAAAGCATGCCCAGCATCTTGGCCAAAGCGTGGATAACAATTTTCTACGCCAAAGCGATGCCCGTATGCCGCTGTTTAGTGAAAAGCGCAGCGAAGTAAGTTTTGGCAAAAAGTAACTTTTAGGAGTCAGCAATGTCCTACCCGACCATTGATAAACCCTACGGCCTCAAGCCAATTAATTTGATTGGCGGGCAGGTCTTTGCAGGAGCCACGCGGCAGCGCCGGATTGCAACAGGCGCATCAAGCATTGGTTTTGGCGATCCGCTGCAGTTTGCAGCAGACGGCACGGTGGAGGTAACCACGGCAACAACTTCGGCGCCTGTGACAGGGTTTGCAGGAGTGTTCCTGGGTTGCCAGTTCACGTCGTCCGTAACAGGTCAGCCGACGTTTTCGCAGTCATGGACAAGCGGCACCGGAGTAAAAGCCGGCACGTTCATCTATGCGTATGTCTGCGATGACCCGGATCAGTTGTTCCAGGCGGTGGTGGTAACCGGGACAACCGTGGTGTCAACCTCGACCGGACTCACCTACACCAACGTCAACAACAACATTGCCCTGGTGGCCAATACGCTCAATACCACGAGCGGAAATTCCCAGCAAGGGCTGTTGTTGAGTTCGGCGGCGGTGACAGATACGCTGCCCCTGCGGATTGTAGATCTGATCCCGGATACGGCGTTTGTAGCATCTGGAACCACTTACTTCCCCGAGGCGATTGTAAAATTCAATGCGCCGTATGTATCTCCCAGCAGCGGCACGGCAACGGTCGTTGGCGGGCATGCATATAACAACCCAACCGGCCTGTAAGGAGCAATCATGGCTATTTCACGCGCACAACTATTGAAAGAGCTTCTTCCGGGCTTGAACGCTTTGTTCGGTCTGGAGTATGCACGCTATGGAGAGGAACACAAGGAAATCTACGAAACCGAGACTTCCGAGCGTTCTTTTGAAGAAGAGACCAAACTGTCTGGCTTTAGTGCAGCCCCTGTCAAAAACGAGGGCGCGGCTATTGCGTATGACAATGCTCAAGAGGCATGGACGGCTCGCTACACCCACGAGACGATTGCCATGGGGTTTTCAATTACCGAGGAGGCAATTGAAGACAACCTGTACGACAGTCTGTCGGCAAGGTATACCAAGGCACTTGCTCGCGGCATGGCCTACACCAAACAGGTCAAGGCAGCAGCAACGCTCAACTACGGTTGGGCAGCCACGGTAACGTATGGTGATGGGCAGCCGCTGTTTTCGACGGCGCACCCGCTGATTTCTGGCGGAACCAACTCCAATACGCCATCGACGCAGGCCGATCTCAACGAGACTTCGCTGGAAAACGCAGTGATCCAGATTGCTGCGTGGACCGATGAGCGCAGTCTGCTGATTGCGGCACGCCCCAGGAAACTCATCATCCCCCCGAATCTGCAATTTGTGGCAACGCGGTTGCTGGAAACCGAACTTCGTGTCGGCACCAACAACAACGACATCAACGCGTTGAAAAACAATGGCAGCATTCCGGAAGGGTATACAATCAACCATTGGTTGACCGACCCGGATGCATGGTTCCTGACTACCGACGTGCCCAACGGCCTGAAGCACTTTGTCCGTACCCCGATGTCCACGGGCATGGATGGGGACTTCGACACGGGCAATATGCGGTATAAGGCACGCGAGCGTTATTCGTTCGGCGTGTCGGACCCGCTGGGCATCTTTGGAAGCCAAGGCGCGTAAACCTAACAAACCTCCCGTGTGTACCACGGGGGGTAAAGCGAGGCTAAGATGGCAATTACGACTTTGGATGGCCCGGTACGGTCACTGGGAGGGATATTCCAGCAAGGCCCAAGTGCCGTAGTAACCCTGACAGGCAGCACAACGCTGAACCCGGTGGATCATGGCGGGCGGATTGTTGCAGTAGGCGGAACGCTTGCAGCCAATTATGTGGTCACGCTTCCGACGATCAACACAACCGCAAATGCTTCTTCCAGCGGTCCTGGCAATGACCCGGATACGCCGAACAATCTTGGTGTGGTGTATACCATTTGGGTTCCGACAACGATTGCAACATCAAGCCTGAAAATTGGCACAGATGGTACAGATCGTTTTGTAGGAAGCCTGTTGTCGGTGGATACCGATTCATCGGGCGCGATGGTAGGATTTACCGCAGGTGCAAGTGACGACTTCATCAATCTGAACGGCGGCACGACAGGCGGCGTAGCAGGAACCTGGGTGCAGATTGTGGCAGTCGCGGCACTGAAGTACATGGTGACAGGCGTCATTCTTGGAACCGGCACGGTAGCAACGCCGTTTGCAACGTCGTGATAGGAAGTCATGACCATGCAAACAGACGTTTCAGCTAAATCACTGGCCGCGTCTGGGGCAATTTCATCCACACCGACCCGTGTACGCGGGTTGGTGGTGGAACCAGGAACGACTGCGGGGTCAGTAGTGATACGCGATGGCGGCGCTGCTGGCACAGTATTGTTTACATTGAATACTATTGCCAACGGGCAGCACTTCTATGTGCTTGTGCCAGGACAAGGCGTATGGTGTAAAGTAAGCGCCTATGCAACGCTTAGTAACGCAAAGGTTACTGTGTTTTATGGCTAAGTCGCCTGCGTGGCAAAGGAAAGAAGGCAAAAACCCCGAAGGCGGGCTGAACGCCAAGGGGCGCGCATCGTACAATGCTGCAAATCCAGGAAAGCCAGGATTGAAACCTCCGCAACCGGAAGGCGGTTCTCGCCGGGATTCATTTTGCGCCCGGATGAAAGGGATGAAAAAGAA